TCAAGGAATTCACGGACGCAATGGAGAAGGCAGAACAGGTGAAAGGAGACGCACAATGAGCACTGAAAAACTGAACATCATCGCCGGGAACTACTACCGGCAGGAGGCGTCCAAATGAGCGCGCTGAACGATGGCGGGCCGCTTTTTTCCGACAACTTCCGCGAACAGGTTCGCGCCGCGAGTGACATCGTCGATGTCATCGGCGGCTACCTGCCGCTCAAGCGCGCCGGCACGAACTTCGTCACGCTCTGCCCCTTCCATAAGGAGAAGTCGCCCAGCTTTAACGTGAACCCGGGCAAGCAAATCTTCCACTGCTTCGGCTGCCACAAGGGCGGGGACGTGTTCCGCTTCGTGCAGGACTACGAGAACCTCTCCTTTGTCGAGGCCCTCACCCGGCTCGCCGAGCGCGCGAAAGGAACCCAATGAGCGCCTGCTTGGTATCCCGAAAGCCTTGCGGTTGCGTCGCCGTATTCTCGCTTTCAATGACGCCTGAACGGAGGCTGGAAGTGGAGGCTGAAGGCTACGCGATCACTGAAGCGCCAGAAGGTTTCAATTCAGCCAAGCAGCCAGACTGCACCCACGGCAGCCATCAGCAACAACTCGCCGCCAAGGTGAAGGAGTTGGAGCGGGAGCGCAGCGCCGCTTGCGACCGCCTGGACCAGTTTTGGCGAGAGAGCCCCGACCTTGAAACGGCATGCGCTGAAGCTGTCAGGTTCGGAAACGACTGGCGGATTCGCTGCCTCGCTTCTGAAGCCCTCCTTTACTGGCAGCCGATTGAGACAGCGCCGAAGGATTGGAATGAGATTGTTGTCCTCACCTCTCACGGCATTCCTGAGATCGAGTATTGGAAACCGAGCGTTGAGAAGTTCTGCGCCGGGCGTCGCGGCCTGATTGTGACCCACTGGCTTCCGCTGCCGAAAGGGCCGAAGGGATGACCTTCTACTACAAGTGCCCCGAGTGCTCCGCCAAAACCCGCGTGACGTGCCTGCCGGCAGTAGCCGCCCGCACCTGCGGCGATCCGATGGACTGCTACCCGGCTGAACCCGCCGAGGTTGACCCGAGCGCCTGCGAGGAATGCGCGCTTAGATTTGATACGGAGGCGGTTTTTGAGGCTGCCCCGGAACGTGATTACGACGAAGACAAAAGCGACCGCGAATACGAGAGGAGATTGGAATGAACGCAACACTACGAATGATCGGCCTGACCCCTGAGCGGGTGTCCGCTATGATCGCGGCCAACCCAGAACCGATGATGCCGAAGCGCGCTGGCATGAAATACACCCAGGTAGACCGCGACTTCGTTTGCTTCCTGCGTTCGCAGAAACTCACATGGCAGCAGATTTCCGACCAGACCGGATTCCCATTCGGCTCCGTCCACTACATCGCAACCGGCTCGACGCCTCAGCGCAGGGCCATGAAAGGAAAACTGAAATGAGTGACCCCCTATCAACCCAAGTCGGCGGCGACCATTACAAGTCGATGAAAATCCAACCCGTGGAGTTTATCCATGCGAACAAACTCGGCTACGTCGAGGGTGCCATCATCAAATACGTCTGCCGGTTCCGTAACAAGAACGGGAAACAGGACTTGGAGAAGGCACGGCACTTCTTGGACCTGCTGATCGCGATGGAGTACCCGGAGGAAAAGCTCCATGAATGACCTCTCCAAACTCACCGACCGCGAAGCCCTGATCCTCTGGAAGCGGGCGCAGAAGGGGGAGAAGTGAACTACGATAATTTCATCGCCGCGAAGTCGCAGTCGCATCTCGACTCCGGTTTTGAGCCAACCTTCATGCCTGGATTCCTGTTCGGGTTTCAACAGGCGCTTGTCGAGTGGTCGGTAAGGAAGGGCCGCGCTGCCATTTATGCAGAGTGCGGGCTCGGTAAGACTCCAATGCAATTGGCTTGGGCTCAGAATGTGGTCGAGAAAACCAACAAGCCTGTCCTGATCCTGACGCCTTTAGCGGTCGGCGGACAGACAGTCCGTGAGGGTGCAAAGTTTGGAATCGAATCTGCACAAACGCGCGACGGAACGGTTGCTGGAAAGATCACCGTCACGAATTATCAGCAGCTCCACAAGTTCAACCGTCACGACTTCGCCGGCCTTGTTTGTGACGAGTCCAGCATCCTGAAAAACTTCGACGGAGCCATACGTGAACAGGTGACGGACTTCATGCGCGATATGCGCTTTCGTCTCCTATGCACGGCCACCGCCGCGCCGAATGACTATATCGAGCTTGGCACGAGTAGCGAGGCCCTGGGTGAGCTTCGGCGCGTGGAGATGATGGCTCAGTATTTCAACCATGACGGCGGCGAAACGTCGAAATGGCGCCTCAAAAAGCACGCGGCAAAACACGCTTTCTGGCAGTGGATTTGCACATGGGCGCGAGCGGTCCAGAAGCCTTCCGACCTTGGCTTTCCAAACGAAGGCTACGACCTGCCGCCGCTTCGAACCGTCGAGCACATCATCCGCGCGAGGACAGCAAACCCCGACTTCCTTTTCGACATGCCTGCCGTCGGCTTGGATGAGCAGCGCAAGGAACGCCGTCGCACGATTAATGAACGATGCGAGACTGCCGCTGCGCTCGTGAATGGAACTGGAAAACCCTTCGTGTCTTGGTGCCATCTAAACGAGGAAGGCCACCTTTTGGAGAAGCTGATTCCTGATGCCGTGGAGGTGGAAGGATCTGACTCCGACGAATTCAAGGAAGAAACTTTCGAGGCTTTTGCGGCCGGTCAGATTCGCGGCATCGTTTCCAAACCTTCAATTGCTGGCTTCGGGCTCAATTGGCAGCACTGCGCGCATCAGACCTTCTTTCCGTCACATTCCTTTGAGCAGTGGTACCAGTCCGTCCGCCGATGCTGGCGATTCGGTCAAAAGAACCCTGTGACCATTGACGTGATTTCCTCAGAAGGGGAATCAGGCGTAGTCGCCAACATGAACCGCAAGGCCGACCAGGCGGCTCAACTTTTCGCCCGGCTCGTTGAACTTATCAACGCCGAGGCATCCATCGAAAACAAGAGCAGAAGCAAATCCCAAACCGAAATCCCATCATGGCTGTAATCCAACAAGTAATTGAACCGAAATACGCCATCTATAATGGCGACTGCATCGAGGTGATGAAGACTCTGCCGGATGCAAAGACCGACTTCTCAATCTTCTCACCGCCGTTCGCCGACCTCTATTGCTATTCCGACAGCCCGAATGACCTTGGCAACTGCAAGAGCTATGATGAATTTTTCGTCCACTTCGGATTCGTCGTCGAACAGTTGGCGCGACTCATAAAGCCGGGACGCATCTGCGCGGTTCACTGCATGGACATCCCAGCCATGAAGGAACGGGACGGCTATATCGGCGTGAAGGATTTCAGCGGAGACATCGTGCGCCTGTTTCAAAAGTTCGGGTTCGTTTACCATTCCCGGCACGTCATCTGGAAAGATCCGCTCATCGAGGCCACACGGACAAAGGCGCTCGGACTGATGCACAAGCAGCTTCAAAAAGACAGCACTCGCAGCCGTGCTGGCCTGCCGGACTACTTGCTCGCATTCCGCAATGCCGGCGACAACCAAGTGCCCGTCACGCACCCGGACGGCCTGACGACCTACTGCGGCAGCGATGACCCGACAAAGGGCATGACCGGCATCACGCGGTCGCACAACATCTGGCGCGCTTACGCTTCACCTGTCTGGATGGACGTTCGCCAAACCAAAACGCTCAACGCTCGAATTGCTCGAGATGCCGATGACGAGAAGCATCTTTGCCCGCTTCAATTGGACACGATCGAGCGCGCGTGCGTCCTGTGGTCAAACCCTGGTGAGATTGTCCTGACGCCGTTCCTTGGCGTCGGCAGCGAAGCCTATGGCGCGGTGCTGAACAGTCGGCGCGCTATTGGAATCGAACTCAAGGAGGCCTATTTCAATCAGGCCGTGCGCAACATGGCTTCGGCTGGCTCGCCAATTGAGCAGGAGCTAATCCCACCCCCTTCCCTCGTCGAATCAATCACAGAGGAAGCGCCATGAAACCCGAAAACCTCCCCGCCGAGATCAAATACCGCATCGACGAACGCCTAGCCCTCTCCGGCTACTTCTCCGCCGCGACCACCGAGCCGTGCGTCTTACAACAAGTCCGCAAAGAGGTGATCGCCGAAGTCAAAGCCGCGTGGCCGGACGCGTTCCGCGTGGCCGTCGAGAGGGGGATTGTGTGAATGAGCTGGCTCTTTTCGCGGGCGCTGGTGGAGGCATACTCGGCGGGCACTTGCTCGGCTGGCGAACCGTATGCGCCGTTGAACGTGATGCCTACGCCGCGGCCATTCTGGCGCAACGACAAAACGATGGATGTCTTGAGCCGTTCCCCATTTGGTCTGACGTGGAAACCTTTGACGGCCGACCGTGGCGCGGAATTGTTGACGTGGTTTCTGGCGGCTTTCCGTGCCAGGACATCAGCGTTGCGGGAAAGGGCCTTGGCCTCGATGGCGCGCGCTCTGGCTTGTGGTCGCACATGCGCCGAATCATTGGCGAGGTTTCACCCTGGTT